AAAGTGGGTCTGTAAAACTTACGGGTTAAAAGATGCAGATTTAGAATTATTAATTTATTTAGATTGTAAAGGAAGATTTACACGAAACGATTTTATCAACGGAGTTTATACATATTCGTGGGATAAAAACAGATGGGAGAGATTAAAGCGAGAAGGTTGGATCGAAACCTGGAGACACAGGAATAGAACAACGATTAAGTACTCAGTATTTAAAACTTCATGGAAATGCTCTCAAATGATTAGTAGGATATATAGAATCCTATTAGGTGAAGAAGATTTACCCACTTCAGAGAGAAGTGTATTTTATAAGAATAAATCATATACAGATAAAGTTTACAATAAAGCTATAGATGATATGATTAAAGATAAAGATAGATAATATGCCATACGCTAAAGGAAAAAGAAAAGGTACAAAATCAGGTGGAATGAAAAGAAAATGTAAAGCCGGATGTAAATGTAAGAAGTGTAAATAGTATGAGTATATTATCAAACATATTTTCTTCTGGTGCAACTGAACTCGTAAAAGGAGTTGGAGATGTGATAGATAATCTACACACATCAAAGGAAGAGAAGTTAGCAGCAGAATTAAAAGTAAAAGAATTAATCTCCAACTACGAGGTGGAAATGGAGAAAACAATAACTGATCGTTGGAAAGCTGATATGAATTCCGATTCTTGGTTATCAAAAAATATAAGGCCAATGACTTTGGCTTTTTTAGTTATATCTACAGTATTAATGATATTTATTGATGCAGGTACAATTAAATTTACAGTCGAAGATAAGTGGACAGACTTATTACAATTAGTATTAATAACCGTGATCGGTGCTTATTTTGGCGGGCGATCACTAGAAAAAGTAAAAAAATAAAATTATGGGACAAAATTCAACAGATGTAGCTTACAATTTTGGTCAATTTGGATCTACTTACTTAACTGGAGATGGTGCTAAACTTCTTTTAACAGTAGCTACAGCTAAATATTATATATGTGCTATTACAATGACAGAAGATGTTACCTTTCAAGCTTTAGAAGTACTTGATGGTGGAGTTAATTTAGGTATGGGCGACACGTATTTTGTAGCAACAGACGGTCCGTATACTTTGGACACAGATTGGGCTGGAACAGCTGCTACTGATACAACAAATGAAACTAACGAAGATAGTGATCAAGTTACAACTAGCCACACTTTTCCAAAAGGAATAACCATATATGGTATGTGGGATAACGTAGAGCTTAATAGTGGAGCTTGTATTTGTTATGTAGCACCAAGACACGATTATATAACTAGAGCATAATGTTAGGATTATCTAACGCTTTATCTGCTAGTTCTACTAGCGAGCAACTTTACGGTTTGTCCTTTGATGGTAGTGATTATTTGGATATGGGTCATACTTTTCAAACTACCATACAAGGTGACTTTTCTTGGAGTTTGTGGGTTAAACCAAACGACGGACAACCTGCTAGTGATAATGTTTTTGTAGGTACTCAAAACGCGTCAAGTGAGGATATTTTTTATTTTGGAATAGATACTGATGGAAAAATATTTATAGAACACAAAGCCGACGATGATCCCGCTACTTATACAACAGATGCTGCTATTTTCCCAGACGGGGTCTGTGATTGGACACACATAGTTGTGGCAGCTGACTACACTAATGGCGGAGCGGCTACAACTTATAAAATATTTGTAAACGGAATTGAAGCAAGTGCAACTCTTGAAAATTCAGTTTCTGAAGATAAACATGAATCATTTACAATTGGAGATTCAGGTGGTACACCGGAGCCTACAGATAATTTTTATATAGGAGGTCAGAATAACGATGGAGTTTTTGAGGATGCTTTTCAGGGTAATTTAGACGAAGTGGCAATATGGAGCGTGGTTTTAGACGCGGATGCGGTAATGGCTGTATACAACTCTGGTAAACCATTCAACTTAAATAACAATAAAGGTAACTATGATAATTCTTCAGCGCTACAGGGATATTGGAAAATGGGTAATGGGACTAATGATGACTTTACAAATGGATTCATTTTTGACCAAACAGCCCCAACAATAGGTCCGAATTTAGTAGCAAATCCATCATTTGAAGACGTTAGCGGTTGGACTGCTAGTAGTGGCTCACAAACCACACCGCCTGGGCCAAACGAGCGAACAACAGAACAAGTTCACTCAGGTACATACGCTTGGAAATTCCAAAGAAATGGTATTGAGCAAAATAGAGGGGTTCGTAGCACAGATAATATTACAGTGGAAACAGATACTGTATACAGAGTTTCGTGGTGGTCTTATTGTCCAAGCACAAACAATAGTACAATTTCTTATATTAACAGGCACAGTGGTAACGAGTGGCAAGGTTTAGTTAGTGGTACAGGTTATAGCGGAAGTAATATTGGAGGAGATACTTGGGTTAAACAGAGTGTACTTTTTAGAACAGCCAGTAGTGGAACAACAATTAAACTAAGATTTGGTAATGGTGCCTCTACTGGGGATGACGGCGATATAATATACTTTGATGATATAGAATTAGTAAAAATAGGTGGTAACCCAGGAATAACATCGGGAAATCAAATGTTTAGCGTGGACACTCCAGACGACCAAGCAATGTCAAATGTGATGATGTTAGATGGTGTGGCTGATTATTTAGAAGCCTCGGGTTTAGCAGGTTCTGATTTTCCAGAAACTGGGAGTATTTCTTTTTGGGTTAAAGGTGATTTTTCCAGCCAAGGGATAAATGCTGGAGATCTTTTTGATAAATATGATGGTTCGGATTTGAGAAATCATATTTTTATTAGAGATTATACAGGTTCAGTTTTACAAATCGCGTGTCAGGATGATAGTCCTAGTTATCGAGCAACTGGAACTATAACTGTAATTGATGATCAATGGAACCACGTTGTAGTAACTTGGGATACTAGTGCGTTAGTAAAAAGGCTTAAAGGATATGTAAACGGTAATACAACCCCTGTTGTTGATGTAGAAATTGATGTTAGTGGTGGATGGACTCCCGATGGGCAGGTAATTAAGTTTGGTGACGGTCACGAAGGTTTAATGGACGAGATAGCAATATTTAATGCTGTTTTAAATGGAAACGCTGTCGCTGCTGTATACGGCGCTGGTAGAAACTATGATTTAACCGCGGACACTGGAAACTATACCAATGCCTCGGATTTAGAGGGTTACTGGAGAATGGGTGATGGCGCGGATGATGATGTGACTAATGGTATAATTCACGATCAAAATAATCCTGGATTTGCTGACGCTGCTAATTATTTAACAGCTAGTTGGGCAAGTCCTACTGGAGGATGGAGCACAACTACAGGTGGTATTGTAAATAGTGGTACTAATGGTAATATTAGACAAGTTTTAGAATTCTCTGATTATATTGGTGATGTGTATAAGTTAGAATATACCCTATCTAGTGTAACTGATTCAACCACTCTTCACGCTAAGTTTGGAGGAGGATCAAATCAGGTTATTACAGGGACGGCTGGTAATCATATCCATTATTTAACAAATGACGCAACATTAGATAATTTTCAATTTAACAGTGATGGTAGTTGGGCTGGAACCATTACTAATATATCATTACGAAGATTAAACGGTAACCCAGGAATAACAGCTAATGAAGCAACAATGATTAGACAACCAATATAAATAAAACAAAAAATGGCAACATACGTAATATTAGATACAACAGAAATAGCAGACGAAAACTCTGTCATTGATTTCTCGCAATTACTAAACCGTAACGCAAGTATGCTAAGATATAGCGTAGATAAGAGTAAGGCTTTAGTAAAATACAATGGAGACCAACCATCTTTTTTAAATGGTAAAACAACTTATACTCACGCGGAAATATTAGTCGAGATGGCTACGTCTACTTGGAGTAAAGAAGAATAATAACAATTAACTTAAATTAAATTAAATGGCAACAACAAAAACAAAGGGCACTAATGCAAAAATCAAAGAACTTAAAGGTGTTAAACCTGAGAAAATAACTGACGAACAGTTAGATAAAGTTCAAACTCTTATTAACGATATCAATAGGTCGCAAATGGAGTTAGGTCAAATGGAAACTAAAAAACACGCTATACTACACCATGTATCTTCCTTGCAAGAGGCTATTGGAGTAGTTAGAGAAGAGTTTGAAAAGGATTACGGTACTTCTGATGTTAATATTCAAGATGGTATTATAAACTACCCAGAAAATGGCGAAGCTAATAAGAAAGATTAGTATCGGTAAAGATTATAAGAATGACGCTATGCACTATGCTGTGGGGCAAGAAGTGTATGGTGGTCATACTATCTGCGATATTATAGAGGAGGACGATAAGTTTTCAGTCTATATTAAAAAGAAAAAAGACGTATTACCTTGGAAAGACTTTAACAAAAATATGGCTGTGTCTGTAGAGTATAATCTCGAATACTAATGAAAAGTGTTTACAACTTTGTTGTAAAACCAAAAGGAGAAAGATATAACAACATAAAGGAATTAGACGGTAACGAACTAATTCTAAATACTGAGATATTTAATCATCAGTATGTTAATAGAGAAGCAGAGGTTATATCAACTCCTATAATTGGTGATACAGATATAAAACCAGGAGATACGGTTATTGTACATCATAATGTATTTCGTAGATGGCACAACGTGAAGGGTGTTGAGAAAAACAGTAAAAGTTTTTTCAACGAAGACACTTACTTTATAAATGACGATCAAATCTTTTTATACAAGAGAGATGATAAGTGGATAGCTCCAAAAGGATATTGTTTTGTAATGCCCCTAAAAGCACAAAATCCATTTAACATAGATATGGAAAAACCTTTACAAGGTATTGTTAAGTATTCAGACGGTACAGTTGAGGTTAATGATTTAGTTGGTTTTAGACCAAGTAGTCAATACGAGTTTATCGTCGATAGCGAGAGACTATACAGAGTTTTATCTAATTTTATCACAATCAAATATGAATATCAAGGAGACGAAGAAGAATATAATCCAAGCTGGGCACAAGGCAGTTGAAGAGCTGATTAAAGTAGCGAAGGAAGCAATCGTTGATTCAGACGATGATATATCAGCAGATAGATTGAAGAATGCCGCAGCTACTAAAAAACTAGCTATATTTGACGCATTCGAAATACTTAACAGAATTCAAGAAGAAGAGAACCTTTTGGAGGGCAAGGCACCTGAAGAGAGAACGGAAAAAGTGTTTAAAGGATTCGCAGAAGGTAGATCTAAATAATGTACAAGCAAAGTTTAGTTAAGGTAATCGAGCCTGTAAAAAAGACTACATTAAGTCGTCTTAATAAAGGTAAGAAATGGAAATACGGCTATGATAAAGAACACGATATTATTGTTATATCTAAAACTGGTCAAATAGGTGAGATATTAGAAATACAAAATCTAAAGATAGCTTTACCCAAACCACCTAAAAATGTTTTTAAGCACGAGAAAAACAAATGGGTTAAGATGGAACAACCTAAAGAACTCTCTCGATTAAAAAACATATTTGATTGGAGAAATTATCCAGACGAATCTAAGGAGCAATGGTTCGATTATATAGACGAAGAGTTTAAAAGAAGAGACGAGGGGTTTTGGTTTATGAATAATGGTAAACCAACATATTTAGTGGGAACACATTATATGTACTTGCAATGGAGTAAGATAGATGTTGGAGCTGCGGATTTTAGAGAGGCAAATAGGTTGTTCTATATATTCTGGGAAGCTTGTAAAGCTGATAAAAGATGTTATGGAATGTGCTACCTTAAAAATAGACGTTCTGGATTTTCCTTCATGTCGAGTGCAGAAGCAGTTAA